ATTAAATACAGCGCCTTGGGCTTCAAGATCAACAGAGTCTGTCGCAAATTCAGCTGGTGTAATTTTAGTTACTCTACCATCAGGAAATGTAACTATAATTTTACTTTTACTAAAAGCCAATGTGTCATCAAAATCGTAAACACTTATACCTTTACTTTCGTTGTTTGGGTTTTGTGCTATTAAAAAAGCTTTTTGTAAGTTACCTAATCTATCTAATATCTCATTATTACTTACTGATTGTCTCTTTGGAGCAACTTGTTTTGGTAATCTTTTAGCATTTGGTTTAGCTGCTTTTTGTTTAGAGTCTTCTATTTCTTTTGTAGTTGGTTGACCCTTAGCATCAACTTTAAATGTTTCAGCAAATGATTTGCCATCTAAACCTATTATAGAGTTAGGATCAATACCTCCATTTTGAGCAGCAACTATTTCGTTAAAATATCTTTGCCACCATTTACCATCTACAACACTCCAGTTGTCTGGCATACGTCTTTGTAAACTATAACCCGATGCTGTTCTAGCGTTACGAAGTTTATCGTCCATGGCTTTATCTAAAACAATAAGCTTATAGTTATCTATAACTAAATCGTATGCTGTATTAAAGTCTACTTGATCTTGCAGCGCTGCATCCATTAAATACAAGTAAGCAGCTGTGGCAGGCATAGCGTGCTCAAACTCTATATTAAGAGCTTTACCTTCTTTTCTTTGCTGTAATTCTTTTGAGTAGCCAACTAATTGAGCACCAAGTTTGTGCCAACTAGAAGTGTCATTAGCAACTAGTTTTAAATAAGTACCAATAGCTTGTGCTTCAGCAGTTCTATTTTCAGAATTAAGAGCTTTGTTAAAACGCTTCCACATCTCTTTGTGTATTGCAGCTACACTTTTATTCCAAGTATCTATAGATCCATCTTCAAAACCTTTTACTATTTTATCTTTATAATTAGTCTTGTCACCAAAAATTGTTTTATAATTTTTTGTAACACTTTTTAAATCAACAGTTATAGTTTTTCCATTTTCATCTTTATACTCTATAGGTTTTCCAAATTTAGTTTCAGGGTTATTACCTATAGCAAATATTTCATCTTTAAAAGCATTGTAAGCATCAGCTTCTTCTTTGTTACCCATGCTTAAACCATACGTTTTGTTGCTAGCTGTAAAAGCAGAACCAGTTACTTTTCCGTCTTTTCTTGTACTAAACCAAAATTCTTTAGGCATTAAAGGTAGTAAGTTCTTTTTAATTACTTCTATAAACTTAGTTCTTCCATCAGATTTTTTTAAATCAAAAGTTTTATCTAACTTTAAATTTTCTAATAATCTATCTATACCTTTTTCATCAAGATTAAAATCACCTCTTATATTTATAATCTTCTCTACTTCATTTGCCATTTGAGAAAACCTAAGTAGTGGTGCTTTAGCAGGCGCTGTCTTTTGTCTTACAGTAGCTTTTCTTGTTGCTGCTTTTTCTGGTGTTGTAGTTTCTTCTTGCACAGCTTGATCTTGTTGCTGATCAACAGCTTGGCCAAATCCTGTTAACGCCATGTTTCTAGCTAATAACTCTAATACACCTTTTATATATTGAGACTCAGGACCTCTTGGTATATAGTTTTTATCTACTTTATTGTTAGTAATACCAGAAGCTTTTAAAAATCTATTTCTATTACCTGGCTTTATTCTATACTGTAAGTTATTGTTTATCTTTTTTTGTCTACCCTTTGCGTCTAAAACCTTATCGTATTCTGTGTTTAAAAAGTTTCTTGATCTTATACCAGCTGATTGACCACCTTCTAGTTTAGCTTTAAGATTACCAACAGCTTTAGTCTGAACAACATCTGCATTACCTTTTGGTCTAGTGTTTATAAGTCTATCTACATTTTTTAATATAAACATTTGTATTTTAGAAATGTCATCGCCTTTTCTTAAATTATCTGACGGTTGTGTAATACGCGATACGGGGATTCCAAAATATTTTGCTAATGTTTCGTATGGAGCTATCTGTTGTAGCTCCTTAAACGTTAAGTTAGCATCGCCTAGATCAATGTTATTATCTTTTATTTTTCTATCTATTTCTTCTTGAGCTTCTTGTCTAATTTCTGGAGGCAATATATCAAATATATCTATAGTAGGTTCTACTTCTTCAACAGCAGTTTCTTCAACCACTTCAGTTGTAGTATCTGTAGTGTCTTCAACTTGTTTAGCAATTTCACTATCTGTACTTTCAGTATCAAGTTTCTTTTTATTTCTCTCTATGACATCTGTTAAATCAAACTTTAATTGACTACCAGCGTATGTACTCCAATTATCATTTATACGGGGATCAAATTTATTTAATAAACCTCTATCAACAACTCTTTCTCTAGCAACTTGATAACCTTCTTCATACGTTATATTTCCAAGACCAGCTCTACTATCAAAGCCCATTGTTCTTAAACCTACTCTAGCTGCTGCGTCTATTAATATATCTTCTATAACTTGTTTTTCGTAACCTTTAGCATTTTTAAGTTTTCTAATTAATTGCTCGTTAGTAAGGTTTTGAAGGTTAAATTTTTTCTTATCAAGTCTAGGCGCATCAACATTTGCAACAGATTGTCTACCTTCTGTTTCAAGCTTTAATCTTTCTTTTTCTTCTTCAGGTATTCTTACAGCTGTTACATCTCCTTTTACAATTTGCTTTCTAACATACTCAGCCATAAAATTATACATGTCTTGAGGTGTTCCAAAAGGATCAGTAATATCTACCATAGCACTACCCAACGGTCCTAATTTTCTAAATATGTTATTAAGAAAAGATTTAACACCATGCATGTTTGCTAAATCATTAACACTTAAATAACCACCAAGCATTGCTTCACCTAACACTGTTATAAATTCACTAGCGTCTACAACCTCTCCATCTTCATTTTTATACTTATCAATAATTTTTGTTATCTTCTCGTATATACCTCTATCTAATTGACCGCTGTCTACTTTATTTTTTAAAACATTTGAAATACCCATAGCAGCTTCTTTAGCGTTTTCATAAACACCGCTAAATATTTTTCTTCTATCTATTTCATCATGTATTACCTCATGTAATGGGGCTATTGCTGCTCTAAACTGCTCGTATGTACTTGCTTGAGTTAATATATTAGTTTCTACTTCTCCAGTCTTTAAAGCTTTTATTACATCTTTTGCGTCCATAAAAGTAAGACCTAGCTCTAGAGAGTTAACACCTACCAAAGAAGAATATATATTATTTTCATTTAAATATATATTGCCATTGGGATCGTTGTAGGCATAACCCATTTTTCTTAACTCTTCTGCAACTGAATCAGATATATTGTTTGTCTTAATAAAGCTTTCAATTTCTTGCGCGCTACTAAAAGATATTACTTGTTTTTCAGACAACAACTCTGCCATTTCTTTTGCTGTTTCATATAGTAATCGATTAGCATTAGCAACTTCTGGATTTACAAACGAAAGATTTAAACCTCCATCTTCATTAAATTTTTTAAGTTCTTTAAGCTTGTCTTTATATTTCTGTCTTGATCTTGTATCAGTTAATACTTCTTGAAGTTGATCATTTGTTTTTAAAACTCTTTTCTTTGCTGCTTCAAAATTTTCAGCAAATCCATCTTGTCCAAAGTTTGCACTACCAGCTATTTGATAAAGTTGTTTTTCTTGGAAATTTTGTTTAGCTCTAAGTTCTAAATAAAGCTCTTTGTTTTTATCACTTAACCTGTTGTATCTCATCAGCTTGTTATGACTATCTAATCTAACAAGTTGATTTAATTTCTCCATTTTTTTATTTAACTCTTTTCTTTTTTCAGGAGTAATATTTAAATCATTTAATTGCTCTTGTATTTTAGCTCTTTCAGTACCGTATTGTACAGCTCTTTGATAATCACTATAAGTGCTAGACTCGTATCTAATAAAGTTATAAACATTACTAGCAGTATTAGGTGACTGCATCATCAAGCTAGCAAATGTAGTGTTTGCTATTAAATCCATGTTTACTTCTTTTAAAACAGGATCATTACTTCCAACCACAGTTCTTTTAATTAAACCATGTCCTGCTGCTGTAAGTATTTCTTCTACATTTTCTATAGCAACTCCATATCCTAGATTGTAAGTTCCAGCGCCTAAATCTTTAGCTCTATTTTTCCAGTAACTAGTATTTCTCCAACCTTTAGTAAACGTATCTTCAAGACCTTTTCTACCATACATGTTCCTAGTAAACCTAACATCGTTAACATATCTTAATGTACCAAATTTTTCTGCATACATTTCTGTTGTACCAAACAATAATCCTTGAAAAGTTCTTTGCCAAGCAGCGCTATCAGCTACGTTTTCATAATAATCTATTTGGCTTAGTATTTCGTTTTGTTTGCTAGGATCTTTTTCTTCAGCTAAAGCTGCTCTTAATTTTACTAATTCAGACTCTGCTTTTTGAAAACTAGCTTCTAGTCTACCCATTTCTCCACCGCCTGTAGCAGTAAAAAAACTAGCCATGGTAACGTTGTTGGCTCTTTGTAAAGCTTTTTTCTTTATAGTTAAATCAAACAACCTACTGTCTAAACTACTTTCGTCAAAAAACAATTCTTTACCAGGTTTCTTTTTATAATATCCTTTACCAGCACTTACGTTTGGTATCCAGTCTTCTTTGTTAGCAATGTTACCACCTGGTCTTAATTTATATAAATCAGGATCAAAGTTTTTACCTTTTGTAAGGGCTTTTTTAAAAGCTTGTTTTTGAAGTTGAACACTTACACGAGCAACTAAACTTGGTCCTAATACTTGCGCTATAGTTAAACCGTTTTCAGCTGTAGCTCCACTAAGCCAGTCACCAAAATTAGCGGCAGACCTATCGTCCATTACATCACTAATTTTTATAGGAGGAGCAAATTCTTTTTCATAATCTTCTGTTACAGCTTTATAATAATTAAGCGCACCGTTTTTTAAACCAGTATAATCAGGTTTGCTAGTACCTAACATTATATCTCCAACTTCTTCACCACTTAAAAATTCATCAGCACTATTATAGACCTGTGATATTGGATTATTTCCAAATGGTCCACTAACAATTCCTTCAGCAATTCTATTTATTATGCTTGCGCCTAACATTGCGCCCGGCGCTAGCAACTGTGTTTCAATAGTTGCTATGAATTTATCTAAATTATTATAATTAAACTGCGCGCCATATGCTGCTAAATCTACATTTTGCTGCATATTAGCTTGGTTCATTATTTGATTTCCTATGTCTGCTAAATATTCTGATTGGCTATATAAGGTTAAACCTTCTTGAGCTAAATCACTAGTTGCATACTCTGCAACTTTATTATTGTATTGCTCTATTAAAGAGTTATAATAATCAGCATCACCATCTGTTTTAATATCATCTACATTTATAGATTCTATTTGAGATCTCATGTCTGCTATTTCTTGAACAACAGGAGCGTTTCTTATATTATAATTATTTATTTCTTGTTTAAAAATTTCTCTTTGATTTTTTTCAAACTCTTCTAAACCTTTAAAATAAGCTTTACGTTCTTCTGGTGATATAGCTTTTTTAGGATCTTGTAATATAAAATCATCGTCATAACCAGGCATTGAAGCAGCTTGGAATTGATCAGGTATTTTATTAGAACCAAACTCCATATTGTTGGTATAATAAGCTATTAAATCAGGTGTAAAACCAGCTTCAGCTAATTTAGCTCTATATCTTTTTTTAACTTCTTCATTTTGTGAAGCAACTCTATTTTGTCTTGTATTCCAATCAGGGTTGGGTTGAGGTATAGCTAAATACATTTGATCAGTGCTTAATACATTGGAATATTTATTTTGTATGTAAGTTGTTTCTTTAGCTTTTGTTTCTTGTATAAAATTATTAATTTGATTTCTTATATTAGGATTTTCTTCAGCCATTTTCATAACTGTAGAATAATCTATTTTAGATGAATCAAAACCAACCTGCTCAAACATTGAAAATAGTTCTGCGGGCATTTGCTCTTGTAATAAATTATACATTTGTTCGTATTCACCTTCAACAACACCATCTTTACCTCTTTTTAATATTCTTCTACCTACATTTCCAAAACCAATAGTCTTTGAAGCCTCATCTTTAAATGTTTCTCCTTCATCAATACGTAAGTTTGCTCTAAACTTTTCAGCATTTTCTTTATAAACTTTATCTGTATAACTATCAAACACATAGCTAACTGCTTCGTTTTTATAATTATCAGGTTTTATAAACTTCATTCTTTCTAAAAACTCTGATCTGTAATCATTTAAAGCTTTACTTTTTTTGGTAGGTGTTATACTTTCTATTTCATCTTCTACAACTTCTGCGCCCAAGGCTGGAAACGCCGTTGGCTTATCACTAGGTACTAATCTAGTTTTCTTTTCACCTAGCACAACTGGTTCAATGCTTTCATCAACTTCAAAATCAGAATCTTTTTCTTCTTTAATATCAACACCCATACGTTTAGCATATTCTTCAAAGCTCATACCGTAGTCATCAGGGTTATACTCGTCTTTATATACAACAAAGTTTTCTTTAAGACCACCGCGTAATACTTGACCTTTATTATTTGTTACTTTAGGTTGAGTAGTATTAAACGTAATGTATTGTCTTGGCGGATCAGTTGTAGGTAAAGGCTCTCCTATATACTCTGATTCAAGCACAATACTTGGTGTTTCAGTTTCTTTTATTCTTTTCTGAGCGTTAGGATATTGCTTCAAAAAGTCTTGTAGTCTATCTGGTGATACTTCAAAAATAGTATTACCATCTTGATATTCTTCAAACATATTATTTATCTAGCGTTTGTATTAAAGTCTGTATTTAATTGAAGCCTATTAGGATCTGTAATTATTTCTTCTTCAACAATATAATCACCCCACTTATTAACATCAAAACCACCTTGATTAGGATTTGTAAATATATTTAATGCGTTTAAAGCATAACCAACATCTTTTCCAGAAATATAATTTGTGTTTTCTATAACTTCTTTTAATACAGAATATATATTACCCTCTACTTTTGTAGGTTTTAATTCTCCTTTTCTTATAACAACTACTTGTCTAGACTTAGGATCGTTAGGCGTTAATGATTGTATTGTTCTTTCTATTGCGTTACTTTGTGCTTTTTTAATATCTTTTTTCATTTTATCTAAATCACCATCCTCTACATAAAACTCTGAATAATCAGTTTTAATTTCATCTTCTGTTAAGGCGTCAATCATGTTGAAAGCATCTGCTAATAAATCACCTTTACTATTAGCGTCTAGTGTAGTATAAAAAGATTGTCCATCTGTATATTTTTGTAATAAGTCAATAGCTTTTTGTGGATCTAATGTTATACTTGTTGGTGTTAGTTTTGTTCTAGGGCTTTTAAGCGAAGTCATACCCCCACCTTTTCCATCAATATTTTCTCCTTCAACTGGATCAAAAGCTTCTAGCTCTGTAAATTCTTTTATTATCGGCGCTACATCTTTAAATAAAGTTTGAGCAAAGTTAAACCCGCCGCCAGTGTTAAAACCTTCTTTTGAACTAGGAGATTTAGGTTGTCTTACGTCTATAATTTCATCAGCAGGAATATTTCTTGCAATAGCTTTGTCTATTAAAAAAGCCTCCATTGTTTGTCTCATATCTTTATTAGAAGGATCCCATTGTTGAAAAGAACCTAATTCTTTATCAGCATTAACCATGTCTGACCAGACAACCTCCATTTCAGGATCATTAATAAGCTCTGCAAATAAACCTCTTTCAACCATTAACTCGCCTAGTCTTTCTGGATTATATACTTGTTTTGTTTTAATATTACCTTGACTATCTGTATATTCATATGTATCTGTAGCTCCTTTTAATAAACCTTTTTGAGCTTCAAACAAAGCGTCAATACCTAAATCATCATAGCTAGGTATTGTTTTAATCATAGCAAAACCTTCTTGACTAAGCAAACCGCCAAGTTCGTCTAAGTTCATATTGTATTGCCAGTCTTGACCACCTACATTTCCACTACCTGTTAAATACATTTTACCATCTTTTTCTAAAAGCTCTATACCACCAGCATTATTAGCTATAGCGTCTAGCATTGCAGATAAACCATCATCATTTACTCTAGATATTTTGTTTGTAGCTTTAGAATCTCTATAATATTTTATTTGCTCAACAATTTTAGGAGCTAATATATTGTATTTATCTATATAGTTTTCTGTTTCAGATATAATCTTTGCTCCTTCTTGTTGACTCATATGTCCATTGGCCATCAAGTTTTTTACTTTAAATATTTTATCCGCACCTTGATTAAAAAACGAATTAATATTTGAATCAAAAGTTTCTACACCGGTTTGTGGTATACTATTTATTTTATCATATACAGATGAAAACTCATTTAATTCTTGGTCTATTAACTGCTTTTGTAAGTAATCTCTTCTTAATGAGTCATAACCGCCTCTACCAAAAGCTTTAGCTACACCAGCTCCAATAGCTAACTGCTGTGCTTTGCCTCCATATGAAACAGGTCCTGTAATAAAATTATTTTTTGCCATGTTATTATTTTTATAGTCCGTCAAAGAAATCAGCACCAACTTCTGTACCAGCAAATTGTGCTATATTACCAAATGCTCCTGATATGTTTCCAAAAAGATCTGCTTGACTTTGCTCTTGTTGTAGTTGAGCTGATCTCATTTCACCGTACATACGATTAATCTTAGCGTTGTCTCTAGCTTCTTGAGCCTGAAACTCAAAGGCTAAGCCTTGTGCTTCTGCTGATTGAACTCTCTGTCCTTCAGATATTTCAATACCCTGTATTCTTCTTTCTTCATCAAGCACAGCTTGTTGTCTCATTCGCTCTCCTTCAGCTCTTAACTTTTGATTTTGAGCCTCTTGTTGTTCTATATTAGCGGCTATTCCTTTTTTACTTCTTAATGCTGCTTGAGCTAAAGCTGTAGCACCACCAGCACTTGCGCCTGTAGCTCTTAATGTATCTAAGGTATTAGCTAAAGCTATATCAGCTTCTTCAGCTTGCATCTCTGCAGCTTGGGTTGCAACAGCTAGATCTGCAAAAGGATTTGTAATTCTATCCGATAAGTTAGTAGCCATATCGCTAAGGTCTTCTACGCCAGCATAAGGATTAATTACGTCTTGCCTATTGTTTTCAAAGTTTTCAAGTGCTAAACGCATTTCTCTTGCTCTACGCGCAGCTCGCCTAGCGCTTACACCCGCACCAATAGATGAAGATAAAGCTGACACTCCCATGCCGACTAATGCTGTTGTTCCTGCTCCCATATTATAAATTTTTTGATAATTCGTATGACGGTTTTTCGTCTATATTCCAGTCTAAATTTTTATGTATTTCTATTAAATGTTTATTTTGTACTACACTGAACATGTATTTATATCCCATTGTAGTAATAAATTCTTCTAATTCTGTTAATAATTTTTTAATTGCGTCTTGTCTATCATCTTCTTTGTAATCAGGGTTAGATATAATATATTCTACCCACGCTATTTTAGAGTTTGTAAAATAAACAAAACCAGCCACTATGGGCTTGTTATTTTTTTCTACCATAAAACCTCCAGTTCCATGGTTAGGTAAAAAATCTTTAGGCGGCGCAGTCCAACCTGGCCACCAATCCCACCACTCGACTAAGGTATCCCAGTCTTTAGTAGTAAGAGCTCTTACATTAAAATCCATATAATATAATTTAAATTGATGATATAACAAACTCTGATGATGCGGCAAATAATTCTTTTGTTCCGCCAGGGTTTGTTGTTTGATCTGTAGACATTTTAACCGTAGCTACATAACCTTTTATACCACTTATATCCACACCAAATATAACTTCACCAGGTGCCACAGGTGAGTTATTAACTAAATTAGCTACGTATTTATTTTCTTTTCTATTAAATCCAGCATAGTACTGTACATTGTCTTCTGTATAAGCACCTTCATAATAACTAGCTATTTGCGCACTGTTGTCGCTTGATGTTTGCCAGTTGGCATTTACTAAATCTAAACCTGTAATATCTGATGTTATAGAGTCTACTTGCCAGCCATTGTTTCCTTCATACGCAATTGTTTTAAATACTTTTTGTGTAGAAGGATTAGGGTTTAATAAAAATTCTATACTTGACGGGTAAGATACTCCATAAAAATTATTTCTATTAACACCGGTACCTTCGACATAATGCCTATATATGTTTCCACCTGGATCAGGTAAATCAGAGTTAGCATTGTAATCAGGTATAGAATACATAGTACCATTTACACTAAATACAAAGTTAGGATTGTAACTATAAAAAGTTGGCCAACCTAAAACAGATTCATCAAAAGCTAATGTTCTAAAACCAGCAGCGCCTGTTTGGTTGTGTGGTTTAATGTTTAAAGTGTATTGCTTGGTATAATTATCCCAACCACCTATTAACTGTCCAAAACTATCAATAGTATCTACAGTTTGAAACTGATCTCTAAAAAAGTCAGTCATACCGTATCTTGATATTTCTGTTATACCATCATGAGATAATCTAAGAACAGCGCCTTTGTTTTTATCTGTAAAATATTTTCTAAAACCATATACTGCAAAACTTTCAGGGTTATCACTAATACCATACTCACCAGCATAAGGAACTATTTGTCCAATTACAACATTAGCAGATGTAACTGTTCCACCGCCTTCTGCAGAATATATAGCATCTTTATCTATTAATGCTCTATTAACTTTATTTTCTTGGAAAATTATTAGGTTAGTATCTTCAGCATATATTTTTTGTATACTACCATTTCTTGGATCTACACTTTTTATAATGTCTTCTCCAACTGGAAATTGATTAGTATTGTTTACACCTGTTCTAGCATTGTATATACCGCTGTAAATCATAGAGTTAAATCTAATAGCTGCTTCTGGGTACTCTTCTTCTATATAAGCTTTAACACCATAGTCTACATTTACATTGTTATACCCACCTCGTATTCTAGCTTCTTCCACGTGCCAATCTAATAAGGATACAACCCCTTGATCAGGAGTAAAGCTTGCTAAAGTTAAAACACCAGCTTGCGCAAAATATGGAAATGCTGCCCCAGTAGTAGATGTATTAGGTGATATAACACCTGGGTATACAAGTTTACTAGGCAAGGATGCTGGATCTATTTCTGGAAAAGCTGTTCCACCGACAGTCTGTGCTCTACCGTCTACAACCTTCTTTAACCAAAAAGAGTTAAAATAATTTACTTCTACTATTGCTGGCATAATTTATAATCACTTGTTTTTTAATAAATTAACATTATATTGATTTAGGATAAGTCTCTCCAATTCTGCTACCTGTGTTGTTAAATCTAGCTAACCATATTCTATCGTTTTGAGGATTAGAATTTGAGTTATTAAAATTGTTTAAAGTTACAGCCGCTCCATCATTACCAATAGGATTACCTTGACCACCTGGTATACCCGCCGTTGGTCTTGATTTGTAGGCATGCCACTGATTAGTACCTGTTTGATTGGGTGTCCAAGGCGTGGTTAATGTAGAGTCTGTATAAAATTGAGTTACATATCTAAAGAAAGGTTCTCTTGCAAAAACATTTTGCCACTGTGGACCTGTATAGTTTTCAGCATCTTGTACACTTGGCTGTGATGTTTCCATTACAGAATACTGCCAAGCTGGATTAGTTATACCATATGGATAATAAAAATCACCATAAGTAATACTGCAACTAATATTATCATTGTTGTAAATACCGTTATTAGAATCTGTTACATTTGGATTAGGAGCTTCTGTTTGGCTACCTCGTATTTGATCAACCATAACTCTATAATCACCTAATGCTGATGGATTATTAGAATCAAAAGCAAAAGTTCTAGTACACACAACTGTTAATTGCTGACTTGCTACTGATTGAGGTTTATCCATTTGTCCAACTAAAGTATGTTGTACATATGGCTGAGGATAACCAGCTCCCTCTGATATATCATCTAAACTACCAAGGTTTAAAGCATAATCATTTTGATTATTAACAGGATAATTTACTTTCCAAATACCACCCATTGTTGTGTCTGGCCCAACTACATCTCCATTTTTATCAATAGCATCTGCCCAAGGACCAGGAAAAGCAGAACCATCTCTTCTTTGTATCCACACATTTGCGTCTATATTTAATGGATCAGGGATTTGTAAATTACTTGCGGCGCTTGGGTCTATTGTTTGTACTAATTGAACAGTAATATACATACAACCTTTATATAAACCTCTTTTATTAGCATCTAAATTACACCAGATAGGTCCATCAGATAAATCTAACGACTTAACATTATATGAAAACCCAGAACCAGGAGGTCCATATGGAACAGTGTTGACATTAACTGGGTTTTGTGGATCTGGTATTTGATTCCATATATTACTCGCGTAGTTTTGAGGAGCAACCGGTCTGTTTAAATTATAACCAGGTACTGTAAGGCCTGTAGATTTATTTGACCATATTACCATACCAGCATCAGAACCTTTAAGCAAGTTAATTGCTTCACCTGAATCAATAAAAGTACATGTTACAGAAGCTTCGCCAAAGTCCCATTGTAACTCTATTACTGTTGTTAAGCTTCCAACCACACCTAAGGCGTCTGTAACAGCTAACTGTATATTATATGGCCCAGACATTATTGTTTGAGGCAGCTGTGTAAATTCACCTGTAAACTCATCTACTGCAAATATGTTTACATCTTGACCGTATTGTGTTTGCGTTAATATAGAAAACTGTAATTCTAAAGCATCGTTAGGCCCTGGATCTGCGGTTCCATTTTCACCACTATATACTGGATTTCCTAGTCCAAAACTATTATAAGGAAATATTCTATATCCTCCACCAGGTGGATCAAATACAGGCGCAGCATTACCTAATTGTATTTGTTTTTGTATAACCGGTCCAATGTCACCACTTGTATCATTTGTAGCTATAAAATCAAATGTAAATGTTCTTATAAGTGAATCTGCTAAAAATACAAAGTAACTACTTATTTGCAGCGTATAACTATCATAAGCATGGGTATTTCCATTAGGGGTTAAAACCCCGGCCGCTGTTTCAACTAAAGTAAATAGACCACTTACATCAGTACCAGCGCCATCAACAACTGTCATTGATATAGAAGAATTAGCTATTGAACCACCTAGCGCATCTTCAACATAAAAGTCATCTGTTATAATTGGTCCTTGACCATTTGAATATGGTTGGACTGGAAAAGTATAATTTCTATCTTCAATAAAATTAACTGTAAAATTTTCTAAATCATCTGGCACAGATGCTACTGTTGTTTGTATAGCGTCGTTTAAGTCTTTAATTTTACCTGATGTAGATGTTTCCCAAAATAATTCTAGTCTAGATTCTACTGGTTTAGTTTCATAAACACTTAAGAAAAATGGATAACCAGATGGTAATGGACCTGGAGCACCCGCGCTACCAATTAGCTTTTGCGTTGCTACTCTTGCTAAATAAGGATTATTTTTAGTATCATAGACATCTTCAAGAGGCGTCCACGAAGATGATATATCAAAATATAACTCCGGATATAACTCTGTTTGTCTAGCTATTTGAGTAACAGTATCTGAAACAATGTTAGATAAATACTGCGTGTTATACCTAGGAGTAGTTACAGCTACTGTAACTGGTGCTATAGGCAACTCAGGACTTACCTTACCATAAAGCTGTACGCTACTTCTAAAAGAAGTTTGATCTGGTCCAACCTCTTTTAAATCTCGTGGTACTTTATTTATATTGTCATTAAAAAGTGTAATTGTCGAGGTATAATATTGTTGATCATCAAATGAAGCACTAGAATCACCAGGCTCTCCAGTTAATATACCAGGTAAATAAACATTGTAATATTCTTGTTGTTTTTGTTTTACTACTATTTTATAAGTGTACCAACCAAGTGGGTTATAACGAGGATCTGTAGGATCACCATTATATAAACCAGGAGTTCCACTAGCATTATCTTTAGCTGAATCTATAATACTATTAAAATATACTTTTAAACTATTACCAGGCCAGTCAACTATATTGTTAAAATTTTGAGTATCATATTCGTTTTGATATGGAACATATATAGTGTCAGCACCAAACTCTGGATTAGGAGATGAAGCAGCTATAAAGCCTTGATTATTAGAAAGTAACACCGTAGATGTTCTACCATATCTATCAGATAATACTACACCAACTTGATAATACCTATTTTGTTTTACATTATGATTAGGATATGCTGAATAAGAGTAATTACTATTAGGTTCATTATAAGGAATTTTAGCTGAAATACCTACATTATAATCTAATGCGGTTGGTGGAGTGTGTTTGTTTTGAAAATTACTATATACAACTCTGTTGCTTATTATTTCTTGGCCTAAAGCTTTTACAGGTACTTTGTCATATACCCTTGTTGTTTGGTCTTCTGGTAATACCTTAAATGGCTCAGTAGCTTGATAATCATATTCGTATATACTCACAGCGCCAGCCGCATTTAATTGTTCACTTGTAATTCTATCTACAACAGAAACAGATAAACCATCAGATTCTTTATATAGTATTTCTATTTCTTCAACTTTTAATTTCTCTAGTAACTCATCAGCGTTTATTTGAGTACCATCCATTTCATCTGGCATAGGAATTTGAAGTAAAACTCTATTAACTTGGTTTTCCATAAATGAAACAACTGTGCTTTCATAAGTTCTATCTTCATCACTAGCTTCTTGATTTTCTAAAAAATAACCAAATTGTTTAGGTATAAACATTGATTGTGTAAACGGAGCCATTAAAGAAAATTCACCATCAACAAACTTAAATCTATAACTAAACCTAACAAATTTATCAGTTAAAAAATCTTGATTACCAGCATAGCTTGGTATATAGTCAGGCGCACCGGTGTTTACAAAATTAGGATTTGCATAACCAAAATATATTTGACCATCGTTAAGAGCGTTAAATCTAAAAACTATATTATCACCATTTCTTTTTTGAACTTCTATTTCGTTAAGGTTAGGAGCAGATATAACTATAACATCATCTTCTGGTAATATTTGACCATCACTAGTCCAAACATTCATACCATTTGCCGCCGCTAAAGCTGTAGTAAGCCCGGGTGTAGCGTCAGTAGGTGGTGCAATCACTCTTATTACTTGTGGTGTAGACGGTGCTAATGTTGAATCTAATTCCATTTGACCTATCATTGGGGTAACTGGTGAAACAGCATCAGTCATAGTTGTTTCAATTACACCAGCATTGTCTTTCCAAACCTCAATAGCTTTATAAGGATTATATTTACAAACAGTTATATGATCTTCACTAGTATAAGGTAATCCGGCAATAGAAACAAAATTAGTCCATAAAACAGCATCTGGATTATTTATATTTATTACTCTTGGTTGGTTTCTATTATCCGTCCAAAATAAAAGCTCTTCTATTAAATTAACACTACGTATTTGATAACCTGTAGAAAAATTTAAAAACGGTCCAGCTGCATATAAATATATATCCCCATTATCTATGTCGTATCTTATAATAGCATTTTGACTTATACTACTATAACCTGGTCTAGGATCTGTATTATCTGTTAAAAATAAATATATTCTACTATTTACTTCATCTGCGTACTGACCAACAATAAGTAAACGATTACCACCTAATACATCTACACCAACAATTTCACCTACGTTACCATTGAATATTAATTCTGTACCTTGTATGTTTTCAGCAGCTCCAACGTTACTATCTTCTGACTTTGATATTGCTATGTTTTGAGCGTCGCGATATTCACCGTTGGGTAGTAATCTTTCATCTAAGTCTTTATTCATTTTAGACTTTAGAAAAGTATTTTTTATTTCTGCCATTTAATTTTAATGTTTAATCCATTTAGATTTACCACGCATTACTTGTACTATTTGATCTAACTTAATATTAGATAATCTAATTTTTGCATTTCTTAGCTTAGCGTATTTTTCTTTTTGATACCTTTTAACTATATACTCAGGCATACGAGCTCTAGTAGCTAATATTTGGTAGTTTATATAAGCGTAGAGAGCTTCTTCTGCCATCTTAGGTATTCTTGTATCTAAATCACAAGAAAGTCCATCAGAAATGTATTCTAACACAATGCATCTTCCAGCTAAATTACTAGAAAAAGTAAACTTACCTTGTCTTTCGTCTAATCCATACCAACCATTTATTTGACTAGTTTGAGGATTTAAACCATATCTTTGACCTACAATTACGTTCCAATATAAAGGATATGGAGTATTAAAATAATCTGTATAATAACTCCAGTAGTTACCGTTCCAACCAGATATTAGTCTAGTATTAGCTTGTCTCCAAGCTTGTTTAGTTAACGATGTAGTTTCTAGGTTTTCGTTTAAAGCATCTTGTATTGGTATACCATCTTGATCTTGTGCTATACTTTCATATGGGTTAGTTGTCAAACCATTATTAGGATATATAGTATGTAACACTCCTAATTCGTCCTTCCATGATACCCTAACAATGTTGACATAATCTTGTGGTATAATAAGCGATAAACTTGGTGGTATTTGTAGCTCTTGCGACTTGACACTTTTTAATGTATCATAACTAAACTCTTGTAAACCTCGCTTGGCATGAAATATAACATCAGTTCTTTTTACATTAGATATTAATTTACCTGCACCAACATAAGCTATCATATAGTTTGTAATAACATCTGATAATCTAGTGTAGGCATATCCACCGTAATTTTGCCACACAGTGTTTTCAGTAAGTTGTACCCTTAAATAATTACCAGCTGCTAAACCACCTGTAACTGTAATAGTATTATCTACAACAGTATACGTATTGTATAAAGGTGTGTAAGTAAAACCACCATCAACACTAACTTCTAAATAAAAATTATTTGCAGGCCAATTAACATTAGTGGGATCAGCTGTTGCAAAAACTAGATCAGTGTTAAATGTAGTAGTAAACGATTCAGGTAAACCTCCGGATGCTATAAAGCTTTGAGCACCGATGTAATACTGTCTGTTGTTTTCAGAGATTAGCGTCATTTATTATAATTTTTCGTTTTGCTCATTCATTGCAGCCTCTTGAGCAGCTGCTTGTACTATTTGTGGGTCTCTAATAATAATACCCGCGTACATTAATATTTTTATAACTACTTCACTTTGTTCGGATGGGTGAAGTTCAAATTGTGTAGAACCAGTTGGGTTTAATGTAGGTTCATAAACTGTGCTGTCGTATAAGTATTGTCCTTGTGGACCAATATTATAACCCCATCTTACATCAAGAGGTTTACGAACATAGTTAGCCGTAACCCTACTAGTTATAGCTGTGGGTCTAACAAATAAAAATTCGTTTTCATATAAGTAATTTGGAAATTGTAATGAAGCTCTAGTTAATCCAGATTTTTCTACATAGTAAAAATCGTTTCTATCTAGTCTTTGCATTTCTACTTCATCATTGTATACGACACTGCCAAGCCTATAAAGCTCGACTGTATTACCGAGAAAGTCTACGGTAGGAAGGGTAAAATAACCTCCTGGTGCTTGATAAGCGCAATCACCAAAGGTTTTAAATATAGCTATTTTCTCATCTATATTCATCTGCCTGTCAGCATAATCAGTATCAGTCTGCGGAATACGCATCTGTTGATTTAAATCATCAAAATATTTTTCAAATATATCTAACTGTACTTGAGTAGCTGTTTTATTAAATTCGTCAGGCGTCATATAACCACGCTGCTCTTTATTTAAAATTGATAATACAGTTCTATATACAGCATTTACGTTTATAGCCATAGTATATTTTTGTTATAATAAAGGCGGGCGTTAACCCGCCTGTTTATTATTAGTATAGTTTCTTTTCTATAGATTTCATCACCATGATTCCCTCATCTGTTTGTAAGAAACCTGCAAAAGCAGTATATGGATTTTCACCATAAGGAACTTTCATAATAACTTCTTTTGTTTCTGCCCATAAAAAATCTTTGTTTTTATTAGACAAAGTTATTATACCTTGTTCAACCGATTTAATAGCTATGTTTCTTAACTGAACATTTTCATCGCTAGCTAATTGAATAAATAGTTTAGGATTTTTTCTAGCAAATACTAGTATATCTCTTTTTAATTCTTTAGTACTTAATTGAGATACTTTAGTTCCTTTTTCTACTCTTAATATAGCTTCAGCTAAGTCAATGTCTAGTGATCTAGCTATGTTCATTGCATCTATTTCAAATTCTATTTCTTCTACTTCATTAATAGCTACTTGAACTGGTTTTCTTTCTGCATATTTCTTGTTTAAACTTGGGTGATATAATGATAACAATTTTTGTAAAGCTTGATATTGCTTTGGAACATTTAAAACACCATCTTTAAATTGAATATGTTTTAATGTTACTTCTCCTTTTTGCTCATCAACAAATGGTGAGTTTTGATTAGTAGCATATCTTAAAGCTCTTTGCTCATTTTTTTCCTCGTCAAACCACAGTAATGGGTATCTTTGTGTATGTCTTGAAGATAGTGTATATGTAAGTGGTTCTTTACCACCTAATAAATAATACTGTCTATCTTTTATTTCCCAAGAGTTGTCAACAACAACCTCTTTTTGTTTTTTCTTTTTTGTCATGATATAATATAATTAAATAAGTTAAAGGTATATGGGCGCCGAAGCGCCCTTACCTTATAAAAGTATTAAGCTGTCATTAATACAAAGTTATTAGCACCTTGTACACATAAACATCTTTCAGATAAGAAGTGAACTTCCATCGCATCAAGATCAGAAGTGAAAGCACCACCGACAGAACCAGTGATCCATGATTTCATTCTTCTGTCATCAGTTTGAGAAGCTCTATATCTTACGTGTAAGAAAGGTCTTCTAATGTTTGTACCAAGAATTTGGTCATAAACAGTTGAAGTACCAGCAGGAATTAATACTCCTTCGATGTCATCTCCAGTAGTAAAGTTACTAGAACCACCTCTTGTAGAAGCATCGTTTAAGTATTTCCAGCTTGTCTTATAAAAATCGTAAGATCCTCTTCTAAATCCTGAGAACTGTAAATTAAGAGCCATTTCTTCAGAATTTTCAAATACACCATAAGATGTACCACCGATACCATAAGAGTTTTGTGAAGCAAGCATGTTATCAATATCAAGCTCAGTAGCTCTGTCTAAGAATAACATATTTTCTTCAATAGCTCCTTGGCTATCTAAGTTCTCAAGAATTGTATCGAAGTCAGCTAATGCGCCAGCGAAAGCAGAGAATACATTACCTCTAGCTTGGATAGCAGCAAATAAACCTTCAGTACCTAGTAAAGCAGCATTGGCAGCATTAAAGTCTGTAATACCAGCTTGTGCTTGAGTATGGAATAAGTTTGCAGACGCACCGTTAACAGCAGCGTTTTCACCTTCAACCATAACCATTTCTAAGTAATCTTCAAATCTTAATCTAGTTTCTGATTCAGCTTTTAGATACCATAAGTATCCAGTTGCACCATCTTCTGTAGTTACTTCAACCCAACCAATTTGTGCAGTATCAGATCCAGATACAACGTATCTATCTCTAATAATAACTGGTTTGTTAGAGAACTGAGTGAAAGAAGGCTCAACGTTTTCTAATACTCCTGAACTTCCTTTTGGATATTCAGAACCATATACGAATACTTTATATCCTACAGCATCAGCAGGAATTTGACCACCACCAGCAGAAGTTTCCTGATATGGGAAAACTTGGATTTCATTTGCGTTAAGCGCAGATCCAGTAACAATACCAGAGTCAGCAACATAAGCTTTGATTGAATCACCACCAGACTTAGGCATAATTACTACAGTCATACCTGGAGTAATAACGTTTGCAAGTCCAGCTGTTGGAGCGACAAATAAATCTAATACGTTTCCTGGCGCACCTAATGGCTGCACAGTATCGTAAGATATATGTAATCTATTTTGTTCAGACCAAACTACTTGGTCAGAAGTCATCGGCATTTCAGCGCCGACCATTCTAATAAAGCCACCTAGAGTTCTATTTCCATATCTCTCTACTTCAGCTTCATAGATTTCAGGTAGGTACTGTTGAGCAAAGTCATTAGTACCATCTGTAAAACTAAGGTAGTTATCCGACGTGATCTGTTGGATCTGTGAAGGATTTAAACTACCAAATAAAGGATTTAAGGGCATAATTAATTGTTTTTAAATTATCGTTTTTTAATTTTCAATTTACTAGTATCAGAACCACTAATTGCACGAACCTTTAAACCACCAACAAATACATCACCACTTGGAGACGTACGCGCCTCTGTAGATACATTTTTTGATTTATTAACAACATCTTTAACAGCGTCGGCTTTACCTTGCTCATAAAAATGATGTGCTATTTTGTCCGCGTTTCTAGCAGCAAAGATTGCTTTATGATAACCTTGAGTATCTTTTACATTGCCCTTATCGTCCAAGAACCTCTGAACAAAGTCTTGTAAATTACTCTGAGCCTTTGCAACTTCATTAGGATTTTTAACACCATATCTAAATTTCTTTTCACCAACTGCGAAGTCAAAACCTTTGAACTCCTCATTGAATAAACCAGATGTTTTTTGTTTAAAATCTTCATGTTGTTGTAAAGCAACTTCCTGATTTTTTTTGTAGCGATTAAAAAAGTCAATAGCTTTTTGTTGTTCTTCAGTAACACCAGGTCTTAATCTAACCTGATCATAATACTTGTTTTTAAGATCATCTAAAAAGTTTTTGGCTTTAGCAACCTCTTCTTTGTAAGCGAGTTTTTTTCGTTTGATGTCTCGCTCTTCATCAACATCTTCATCATAGTCGAAGTTTTCTTCCATGATAAATTTTATTTCCTCATCATTAAGATGTGGTTTGCTTTGTTTGTAATATTCTTTTAATAACACATTAGAATCTACATCAGAATAATCAGCATTAAGTCTAACGAAGTCTTCAATTGTTCCATTTGTTTCTTCCATAAACTTTACAAGCTTTTCAATATTTTCTGGTAATACTGGCTGCTCTTTTTCAACAGTTGTTTTTGTTTCAACTATAGGCTCATCAGTAACTTCTTGTAAAGGTGTAACTTCTTCTACTTCTTTCGTTTCGGTGTCCCGTACTTCTTCAACCACTTTTTCGCTGTCGCTACTGTCTTTGGGTTGTTCGACAGCAGCATTGCTGTCATTTGTGCTTTGCTCTTGAACGGCATCTTCCTTTGGTTTTTCTTGTGTTAAATCTACTTTAGCTTCAACAGTTGGTTCAACTGTTTCTTCTGCTTTTTTACTTAAATCTACTTTTACAGGTTCTTTATTTTCAGTCTGTTGTTTAATAGATTTTTTCTTGATCTTTAGAGATCCAGAATCTTTAGTATTTGCCATAATAAAATAATATAAAATTAATAAAAAAATCTACACAAATTGATCTAAATCATAACCACCTGGTAACTGTTCATTAGTTTCAAAGTCAATAGGTTGTGAATCATTATTTCTTTGTGAAATCATTTCACTTTGTTGTGTAGCTTGAATCTTTGTTCTTTGATCTTTACGATCTTCTATTTCTTTTTCTTTTTCTTGTCTTGCTAACATATCCATTTCAGCCAACTTCATGTCAAACTGATACTTCATCTGCATTAACTCTTTTTTAATTTGAGCTTCTTTTTCTAGCTTTTGTATTTCAAATTGAGACTTACCTTGTTCAATTTGTAATTGTGTTTGTGCTATAGCTTCTTGTTTTTGAACTTCAGACATAGCCGCAGACTCAGCTGCTTTAGCATTAGCTTGAGCTTGCATTTGTATATTGGCTTGTTGCTGTTGTTGCTCTTGAGCTTGTTTTTGTTTACGTCTTAGTTTTAATAATTGATTAGCTAGTTTAATATTTTTTATTTCTCTAATATCAATTGCGTCTTCTAAATTAATACCACCACTCTGTAAAGCTATTTGTATACTTTTTTCTAACATAGCTTTTTCTTCTTCATCTGGTTCTAGTTCTAAATAAATACCAAAGTCATGAAGGTTTAAATGTTGTATTTCATCTAACGTACCTACATTAAAAGTACTAATAGATGATTTTAAAGACTGAGCCAACAACTCATGGTCTAAACAATCGGCTATTCTAAGCGATATATTTTCTGCAGTTCTAACAGCTAAATATAAACCAGCTTGTAATATATGTCTAGTTGCCACATTAGAATTATAAGCAGCTAGTTTCTGTAGTCCTACTAACGCGTCTGGGTCTGGAGTACTAGCGTCTCTAGCTTCATTTAATCCGGTCACGTCTCTTATCATTTGTAAATAGTATTGATAAGTTTGTATAAGACTTTGTAGTTTAGCCCCAGCATTTGATGTTCTCAGTTCTTGTATTGGAACTTTACCTCTGTTAGGATCACCTTCTTGAGTTAAACTTCTACCAACTATACTACCAGTTTGAAAATACATGTTTAATGCTTCTTGTGGATTATAGTTTGTACCATTACCTAAATCAACTTCAGCTAAGCCATCTACATCTACATATACACCATCTGGTACCATACGCGATATTACTTGTTGTAGTTTTAAATGTGTTAACTGTATCATATCAGCAAACCCAGTTATTCTACTTACAATAGACTCTATTCTACCGTGATACATACGTGGCGCACAAATAGAATAATTCATATGTACTTTTGTACTATCAGCAAAAGGTCTAGACATATTTTCAGATAACTTCCACTGAATCATATCATTTATACCTAATACTTTAGCACCAGTAAATAAAACCTCTATAGATCTTGAAACTCTATCAAAGTTATTGTTTTCTTCAGGGTTAAATGTATCTGGTTTTTCAAGAGCTTTTTCTAAACCTTGATCTGTCTTTTTAATTTTAAACACCTGATCCATATATGTTTTGTACTCAAAAAACATAACAGCAACTACATCTGGTGCTTCATTCCAGTTTCTTAAATAATTTTGTTCACCTGGAAACTTTTCTATTTCTTTTAACTGAGCATCTGTTAAATAAGGAAATTGTTTTTTAAGCTCAGCTATACTTATCATTTTAACTTCACCAACATAATATAAGTCTTCAAAGTTAGGATCTTTTGTATAAGAATAAACTAACTCAGCTGGATCTACATATTCTACGGTTACACCGTTTGAAGTATTAAAATTAGTTTTAACAGCGCCAATACCCAGCACTACTAAATCTTGTAATATTCTTTTTTTAGTTTGTTCAAATTTATTTTTAGCTAATACATTAGATATTACCTCTTCTTCAGCTATTTCTATACTTTGCTTATAATTAAGCTGCATGTGTAAAGATAATTCTTCTTTGTTTTCAGGTAAATTTTCTTTATGTTGAGTAGAATATAAATCTATACCTAATATATCTTTTGCTTTTCTTAAATAATCTCTAGCAGATATATCACGCATTAAAGCAGTTGCATAATCAGTTCTTTTCTTTTGTGAATCAGGGTCTTGTGAATAAGCTTTTATATCATAATCTCTATCAGCTAATCCATTTACTACTATATCAACAAACTTAGATATAATAGGAACAGGCTTCCAGTCTAAATTTAAATAAGATAAATCACCGTTTATAGCTAACTCATCTTTATACTTTTGTATTGATTGCTCGCCTCTAGCATAAAGTCTTCTATTGTGATATTCAGAATAATTAGTTTTATATAGACCATATCTAACGCTACCGCTACCATACCTATTATTACTAAACCATTCGTTTTCAATAGCTCTAGCTACTTTCAAGCCGTATTCATATGTGTTCTTTTCCTCAAAAGGTACCACCTGACTAGGAAAGCCACTTAGATAATTAGTGTCAACACCATTCATTTATTCTATAATTTTTGAAGTATAACCAGAGTTACTGTATTTTTTAAAACCCAAAGGTACTACCTGTCTTTTAAAATCAGCAACTGGTTTGTATTTATTTTTATTACAAGCCATTATAGCTAACCCCGAACTAATTGCTGCATCAAACTTAGTTCTATTGTTTATATTAAATTTAGCCCAGTCTTCAAGAGTACGTTGAAAATATATATCACCATAACCATCGTTACCGTATCCTACATAATTTTCTATATACATCTCAATAGCAGCGGCGTGAGCTTGTTTTATATCTTCACTTGAGTTTGGTATACCACCTACTTCTTTTTCAGTAGCTGATAACTTATTCCAAACTTTATCAGGTCTATTCATAGAGTAGCCTCTATATCCTCTTCTTTTTAAATAATAAAGCAATCTTGGTTTATTATTTTCTGCTAATAACGGCATGCCGTAAAATACTAAAGCCATTAAAACATCTTCAAAAAATATATCAGCTGTTTGTGGTCTAGCTATATATTCTAAAAAGAAATGATGAGGAGGCGCGTCTTCCATGCTAAACTTTGTTAAACCATGTAATGCACCTTTAGAACCTTTTTTGTCTACTGTACCTGATATATCGTAACTATCACAACCAAAAGCACCTATGTGCTCATTACCAGGATATTTTGTATTATTTTTTAAAATAATATTGTTTTGCAAATTTTTGTTTGGAACCCAACTAATATTAAATCTACCGTTTTTACTTGGCATAAATATTACTTTAGTGTCTTTTATTCCATTTTCCCATTGAAAATTACCTTGTGTAACTAAAGGACTCATTGCTAAAACTTCTTCATTATAATCTATTTGCTCATAAAGCTTTGTTAAATTAAATAATGAAGCTTTTGTTTCATCTCTAAATGCATGTTTTTCTGTACGAGGAAACTGTCTATAAAACTCGTTTAAAGCATCTTGATCTTGTTTTAAACCATCAACTTCATTTTGCCAATAATCAATAACTCCTAGTGTAATTTCATACCCATCTGGGCCAACTGTTTTTGTTCTAGGTGTATCGAATACAGGTATGCCATAAGTATCGATGTATCCTTCGTAGTTCCATTCCATAGGTATGAACAAAGAATAGAGTCCCGAACGAGTCTGTCCGTTGGCGTTTCGTTTAGTAACATCGGAATCATAGTATAATTTTTTAAAGTTATCACCTCCTTTATCTAATGAGTTACTTGTTGAACCCATCATGCATTTTCCAACTATTCTACTACCTAATCGTAACGTGGTCTTGGTGACCCTCCAGTTGTTGAGGATGTTGTTGGGGCGTTCCCACTTCCCCGACTCATCATGAACGAGGAGTTTGAGTTTCTCACCGTCGTAGGAGTTATCACCGGTGTTCTTCCAGTCGATAGTGGTATCAAGTCCCTTGAGGGTATCTTGTAAGGTTTCATCGGTGGTGGCGGCGGTAAGTTTACGTCTGGTAAATTTACTGGCTGGGACACGGTAGGCAAGCTCGGTCTTTGGACGGTCCATTCCGTCCTGGGTCGGCTTGAAAAAGAAGGGGTAATTAACTGATATGGGTACCACCTTATCTGTGAACATGGACTTTGCATCAGGTCCAGACTTGGATAATATACCATACCTGGAGTCACTTGATATGGTTGCCAAGTTAACCACCTCTCCTGAGGCCATAAAAGAAAACCCGGACCGCCTATTCTTAAGGTAACACATCCCAAAGGATCGTGGATCTGCCTTACAAGCTTCCCAGAAAATAAAGAATAATCTATTTGATTCCCTAAAGTCTGGTGCCCCGACGTCAATCTTAGACCACTGCAAGTACATGTAATGAGTACCACTAATGTAAGTAGGAACGTCTTTGTTATAAAACCAAAAACCTTCTTCCCTACGAGTAAATTCATTATCGATGTAATCATACCATTGTTCTTTAAAATCTTCTGGATATTGTTTAAAATCAAAAACAGTTTTTATTTTATTTAACTCTTTTGGATATTCAAACTTACTCCATTTATTGTTTTTAAATCTATAAACATCTTTTTGTTTTGGTAAAGCTATTTTAAGATTTTGTATTTCATATATATCTCCAATAGTTCCATCTTTACTTATTACAACTACATCATATTCTTTGTTGTAACCATACTCCCATTTTTTAGATTTGTTTAATCTTTTTACTACTTTAGGATTTATATGTTCCTCTAATATTTTATATAAACTTTGCTTATACATTACTTAGATCTCCCTTCTGCAAAACCTTTAAAAGTTTTTTGTTTAACTTCTTTTGGTTTAGCTTCTAACATATCTTTTTCTTCTTGTATACGATTAAGTATTTCAAACGCATCAAATATTGCTAGCTTTTTAGTAGCGGCAGCGTTTTTTAAACGATCAGCTGATATGTCGTCGTCTGAATCTACAATAGGTTCTTTAGCAACCTTTATTAATTCGTCCACCGCCTTTTGCCCAGCGTGGATTATATTCAACTTCGTTTCCTTTGTGTTCATACTTAGCAAAGATATTTTTAGATTTCATACAATATAAAAGTTCTTCATCAATTAAAAACCTCCACTCTCTACCCGGTGGATAACCTACTACATCTCCTGTTTTTAAACCTTTTTGTTTTAACTGATTGTTATTATATTTTATAATACCAACTAAGTCTTTATCTTTTATTGGTTTTATAAAACAATAGTCACCAAATGTTTTCCATTTATTACTTTGATTAAATAAATATATTTGGTCAGGAGAAGCAAAATACATGTCTTCATTAAAATAAGACGCAGAGTTTCTTTCTTCTCCATTTTGATCATACCATCTTCTAAATATATTATGATGTACAACTATAATGTCACCAACATTTATTTCTGTTTGATATGCTGTAGGTACTGCTATAACTTTAGCAAACCTACTTATAAACTCAAACTCTTCTATTGAAGTGTTTATAATTAATTTTTTATTACCAACTCTTAATTCATTTTCATATCTTTTATTAAGAGGCGTAATAATAAAGTTTTGAATACTTCTCATTAATATTCTAAATCATACTCAACAGATATAGCCATGTTAGAATTAAATTTCTTCCATGGCAATACCTCATTGTTTTTCTTTATATAAATATTATAAGAACTATCAGTTGAATCTAACAATATGCAAGATATTTCGTGACCACCATAAACTTGTTGGCCAATAGAATAGTGCATAGCGTCGTTTTTATAGTCAGCGCCAATACTGATCTTTCTTATATTAGACTCCATTAGTCAACTTTTTTTAAGTTTTCTTGAGGAAGTTCTTCGTAAGACCCGTCTTGCACGTTAATATTAATAGCGCCATATTGTTCTTCTAGCTCTTTTTTAAGCTCATCCATTTTAGATTTAAGAACTGGAACCTGCGCTAGCATATCTTGCTTTTGAGCCTCAACAGCTCCAACTTGATTTATTACCGCGGCCATTTGCGCTTGTGCTTCTTGAATTTGTTTTAACTGTTCTTCAGTTATTTTTTTTACTTCTTTACTCATAATTTTAATTTAATTTAATTTTTAATATACTTTACTTATTTATTATTACCTATAGATTTAAATTTTTCCGCTCCACGTGAACCAAAATAAGCCACATAAACAGTAACTAAAAGCGTTTGTAACAACTGTACCCAGCCATCAGCAACGCTAAAGTCTATTTCAAAACTATCTAATAATATTAATATAACCATAGAAACTGTAAGAAATATTAAAGACATAGGCCTAGTGTTTTTACTTAACCATGAATCAGACTTCATATCTGCAGCCCAACGTTTTGATACTTCTTTCATTTCTACAATATCCATTTCTAAAAGCTTCATAGCTTTTTCTTTATCTTCCGGTGGCAACACCGTATCAGGTTCTTTTTGTATTAAGTTTTTTACTACACCAAATACACCACTGTCTGGTAACACATCACCAACAGTACCTAATATACCTGGAGCTGCTTTACTTAAAAACGCTCCGACTTTTGTTTCGCTAAATTTTTTTTTGTTTGGCATAAGCTTCTTTTTCCCAGGGTAAATTTTTATCACCCTCGTTCATTTTAGATCTTAAATATTTTTTACCTTTCCAATAAACATACTTGTCATCATAATATAAATCACCTCTCATTATTTGATCAGTGTGTACTTTTTCATGACTTATAGTTTGTTCCTCAACATCCTTGGGTAGGTTTTTATTTATAACAATACACCCAGTATTTAATGTAACACCATGGACTGCTGGGTCTTTAAACTCTACTCTATACACAGGAGTATTATCTATTGTGTATGGAGCTTTTATTTTAAAGGCCATTACCTTTTATACTTACAACCTTTTTTCTTAGCGCCTTTTCTTTCAATCATAGCAAAATCGTTAGCATCTACATCACCGTCGCCATCTCCCATTGCATCGATTTTTTGGCCGCCTTTATTTAATTTTGCTGC